AGATGCCCCAAAGAAGGGTGCCGCCCCAGCTGAGAAGATGGATTCAGTGCCAGGTGAGCGCCAAGATATGGGCCCTGCTGTTGTGTCTCCCGATGCCAAAAGTGATCCAGGCAAAGAAGCTTCAAAGAAAGTAAAGAAGGCTTCTCCTCCAACAACTAAAGCATCCGATGCATCCGCAAAGGCTGAAGAAGTTGAAGTAGAAGAAGATGACGTAATTTCTGAAGCACCCGAGGTCGATGAGGTTGAGGAAGAGTCGATTGCTGATCGAGTCGCTGCTATGGATCTTTCTGATGATGTTTCCGCTCTAACCGAAACAGACGGTTTAGAGGAAGAGTTTAAGAAGAAGGCTGCTACAATTTTTGAAGCCGCTATTCGGATGAAACTCAAAGAAGAAATGAATCATCTTGAAGAAAAGTACGAAGCAAAACTCGTTACTCAAATCGAGGAAGCACAAGAAGAAATGGCTGAGAAAGTCGATGACTATCTCAACTATGTTGTAGAAGAATGGATGAAGTCCAACGAGGTTGCTATGGAGCACAAGCTCAAAGCAGAAATCGCAGAAGGCTTTATGTCCGGTTTGAAGGGTCTCTTTGAACAGCACAATATTTCTGTTCCTGAAGAACAGTTCGATATGTTAGACGCAGCATCTGAGAAGGTCGCTGAGTTGGAAGACAAGTTGAACGAAGCTTTAGAATCAAATATTGAGCTTAGCAAAGTGAATGCCGATCTAAAACGGACTGACATTCTTCTAGACGTGGCCTCTGATCTTGCAGATACAGAAGTCGAGAAGTTTGCTGGACTAACAGAGAATATCGAATACACGAGCGAAGAAGATTTTCGTGAGAAAGTCGAAACAATCAAGGAAGGATATTTTCCAAAGGCAACAGCAACAACACCAAGTGATGATACTGCAGCACCAGTAGAAGGTACGGAAGAAGTAGAAGTTACCGATGTAATGGGCGCTTATATGTCTGCAATCTCACGAACACACATCCGTGAGAAAGCGGAAGCTTAAAAGTTTACACACAAAAGGGAGAAAACTAAAATGTTTCAAACGGAACAACTACAGGAAAAGTGGCAGCCAGTGCTTGGGCACCCTGATCTTCCCGAGATTAAGGACCCATATCGTCGGGCCGTTACTACTGTAATCCTGGAAAACCAAGAGCGTGCAATGCGAGAGGACGGTGAGTTCCTTCGCGAGGCAGCTCCAACCAACGCAACCGGCAGCGGTGTAGCAAACTGGGATCCAATCCTAATTTCGCTCGTCCGTCGTGCCATGCCTTCACTTATTGCTTATGATATCTGCGGCGTTCAGCCAATGACCGGACCTACAGGTCTTATCTTCGCAATGAAGGCTCGTTACACATCACAGGCCGGAACCGAGGCCCTGTTCAATGAAGCCGATACCAAACATTCTGGTACAGGTACACATACAGGTTCTGACGTTCTTAAGGCACTGAGTGCTGCTAACTTCTCAACAGGTACAGGCATGGCCACAGCATCTGCTGAAGCCCTAGGCGACAGTGCTGCTAACGCTTTTGCTGAGATGGCATTCAGTATTGAGAAAGCAACCGTAACTGCAAAGTCACGTGCTCTCAAAGCTGAATACACAATGGAACTTGCTCAGGACCTCAAGGCCATTCATGGTCTAGACGCCGAGACAGAACTTGCTAACATTCTAAGTTCTGAGATTCTTGCTGAAATCAACCGTGAGGTTGTTCGCACGATCTATCGTAACTCTAAACAGGGTGCTGCTGCAAACACAACAAACGCTGGTATCTTTGACTTGAACACTGACTCTAACGGTCGGTGGTCTGTTGAAAAATTCAAAGGTCTCATGTTCTCTATCGAACGTGATGCTAACGTAATTGCTCGTGACACACGCCGCGGAAAGGGTAACATCATCCTTTGCTCTGCTGACGTTGCTTCTGCACTTACAATGGCAGGTCTTTTGGACTACCAGTCAGCTCTATCTGACAACCTCAATGTTGACTCCACAGGCAACACATTCGCTGGTACATTGAATGGTCGCTTCAAAGTCTATGTTGATCCTTACATGAACATGGGTGTTCCTTACGCAGGTTCAGGTGCTTCTACTAACCAATACTATGTTGTTGGTTACAAAGGTACTTCCCCATATGACGCAGGACTTTTCTACTGCCCATACGTACCATTGCAGATGGTCCGTGCAGTTGGTGAGTCAAGCTTCCAGCCAAAGATCGGCTTCAAAACTCGTTATGGGTTACAGGTCAATCCTTTCGCAGAAAGTTCAGCTGCTACAAACGGTTCCGGTACTGTGGACGCAAACGTATACTATCGTCGCGTTCAGATTGCCAACCTTATGTAAGAGTTGCAATACCAATAAAAATAAAGGCAACTTTATTTCAAACTCCCGCTCCGGCGGGAGTTTTTTTTATCTACTGGAATTGATAAATAGTAATGATTAAAGAGAAGGCATTGTACAACAGGAGTTAGGCCTTCCGCTCCGAAAACTTTATGAGGAAAATAAAATGGCAGTAGTCGCAACAACTTTAATGGATACCGATTGGCGTGTTCAGGTAAGAGCAAATATCAGTGGTACCAATTCGGCCGAGACAATGATAGATATATCTGGTTTACAAGGATGGATTGCTGGTTCAAAACTATCCCTATCTAAAGTATTTTGGTCACTAGGTAGTGGAGTAGTTACATTGAGATGGGATGGTACTGGTGGTGGAGGCGCCACAACAGAGGATGCAATAGTTTTAAATGGTGGTGGCACATATGGTTACACATCAGGACAACCTGCACTACTTTCAAATGCTGTAGGTACTGATGCTGTTACTGGTGATTTAACGGTAGTCAACGCATCTGCTGCAGTTGGTACTATTATAGTAGAATGTACTAAGATGGCTCTAGACGGAACTGGTTGGTCTGCATAATGGCAGCAACTGATCTAAGGGTCGGAGAATACGGAGGTAGTACCAGTACGGTTGATACTGGTACTACTGATCCTCTCGCACGACAACCTAGTGTATTTGATTACTCACAATCAAATCAGTTTAAAGTTTATCTGCCTATCTTCCCAACAACGGAATGGTTTGTAGTACGAGCTAATATTCCTGGTGTCACTATGGCACAGGCATCTCAGTATACTCCATTTGTTGATGTTGCAGTCGTTGGTGATAAGATGCAATACGACAACTTCAATATGTCATTTATGGTTGATGAGTCATTGAAGAACTATATGGAGATGTATGACTGGGTAAAGAATATTGGTTTCCCCTTTAGTGGTAAAGGCCAATTCAATAAACTTCCTAGACCAGATCATATTGATCGCGGTAACAATACACGAACACAGATAAGAAGATTTAAAGAAGATGTTACAGATCATGCAACAACAAGTGCAGTAACACCCTCTAGTGATAGAAACTTGTACACGGACATTACGATGACCATTCTGACAAGTAAGAATAATCCTATCGCAAATGTTTTTATCTATGATGCGTTTCCAATCTCATTGGGTAACATAGAATACAGCCAACAAGAAACTGATACTGATTATGCAGTTTGTGAAGCATCGTTTGCTTACAGTTGGTTTGATGTAGTGCCAAGTAAAGCTTGATAAATAGAAAGAAGCAGTCAAGTTATTGATAGAGTAGGGTAAAATCTTCTCACTATATTGTGGAAGCATACATAGGTTGTTATCAAAACCTCTGACTGCTTTCCTATTTTTTTATTATGAATATTGAAGAACTATATAATGATGTTGAACGGGACTTGAGAATTGATGATACGGAATTAGACCTTGAGTCTATTCGTACTCCTCAAATACATAACAAGTACCTAAAGTTGTACACTAAACATTCCTTGCAGTATAAGAAACTGCAAGATGACTATAAGGTGGTGTATCGTGCCAAGTGGGAATACTACACGGGCAAGGCATCACCGGATGTTTATAGAGAAAATCCTTTTGACTTGAAGGTTCTGAAAGCTGATGTTGGCATCTATCTTGATGCTGATGTTGAGTTACAACAACTCAGTCAGAAGGTGGCATATGCCAAACAGATAGCAGACTATTTGGAACGAATACTAAGGGAGATTAATAACCGCAACTGGACTATTAGAAACACTATTGAATGGAAGAAGTTTATTCATGGTGAGTAGTTGTGGAAACTAAAATCGAAAAATTCAATGAAGCGTACCTCCGCATCAAATGTGACCCAGACATCGGCAGAGAACTGTCAGAGTTTTTCACATTTGAAGTTGAAGGAGCTCGATTCATGCCATCAGTCAGAGCGAAAGTTTGGGATGGTAGAATTAGATTATTCAGTCCCGGTACTGGTAAAATCTATTTTGGATTACTACCGTATGTCCAAAGCTTTCTCACGGAGAACGGACATACATACGAACTCTCCGAAGATTTTGAAGAGCGTAAACTTGAAAGAAGTCTTACAGCAAAGTTTGTCTGGTCTCTACAAAAAGGTAAACTCA